CAGTAAAAAGCAAGCATTGAATTTGATGTCCGTTCAAGAAATTTTTTTCAATACTTTGAAGAACTCTTTCGACAAATTGAATATATTTATTTGTTGCTATCAATAAAATACAAATTTTCATTTAAATCTCCTAGATACTAATCCATTTAGAACAATACAGATCTTTTGTATTATGATTTATATGACTTCCTGCAAACCATTTTTTAGGAGCAACAACATTTTTACTGTTTGCTAACCAAGCACCCCACCAAGAAAAGGATGAATTGGCGATAATATGATGAGTGCAAAATGATTGCAAACAAAGATCTATTCCAGTACTATTTGATTCAGAAAAAATAAATCTTTCATCTTCAAATAGTTTTTGTTCTTTACACCATTCAAGATCATCAGAAAATATTATGACCGGGACATCATTAGGCATAATATTTAATGCATCCGAATAATATTCAAGAGATTGTACTGGATGATGCGGTGCTTTTAGATAATCACCCCTACGAATATGTAAAGAAATTACATCATTATTGGAAAAATTTTCATCAAATGCTTGTTTAGTTGGTGCAAAAATTTCATCTACAAAAGTAAAATCTTTTCGAATATCATCTTCTATATGACTGAAATATTTTTCAGTTTGAAAATATCCATATAGACTAATATTATCTGGACAATTATCCCAAAGATTTTGATCTAAGGCAAAAGTAGATTCCATTACTTTAGGAAAGTTTGTAATCAATTTTGGTGTATCAGGAAGTTTAAAACACTCAAAAATTGTTATATCAGAATTCAAGCAATTATAATCTATAGATCCAACAACAGATCTTGGAGGAAGGCAATAATCATATCCATGTTTTTTGGCAAGACCCCTAAGAGAAGCATATTGAAACATTTGATTTCCAAGTCTTCCTAAATTTCCTAAATCATCATTTGCAAGCATTTTTTTACACTAATTATATTGATTATATCAAAAAAGGAGAGTTTTTGCAACTCTCCCTTTGGGTCCTTGACTCCACCACCTGATTTTACGAAACCAAGAAAAATTGGGTTAGTTTTGTAATCTCACTAATTCCAAAGAATGCACATAAGAACAAAACATCCCAAAGTTTAAGTTTAATTGCAAAAGGTACGGTTAATAATCCTCCAATACACTTAATCAATAAACCGTGGTTGAAATCTCCCCATAACATGATTTGGTATCCAATCATAAGAAGAAGATTTCCAATATACCTTAAAACACTTGTTTTACTCATTCATTATTATGCAACCTCTACTGTTTCAAGATCATTATAAAGATACTCCATCAACATTTCATAATCATCAAGAGGATCACCAGAAAATACTACTCCTTCATTTTCATAATAACGACGAACCTTCTTATACAATTTAGGGTTCTTTACATCAAGATAGAATTCACCATTTACAGCGCCACGAAGGGTGCTGACATCTTTCTTGAATTTTGCAGTCAGTGTCATTTGTCTGATTTGTTTACTCGAATATTATAAGGTTTTTGACTAGGGTTGTCAAGTGTGCCAGTTACTAAAGCGTCTACTTACTTCTTAGATTTTTCTTTATGAACTGCCATAATTCCAAGTACTGGCACAATTGTAATTCCAGCGCCACAAAGACCTAACCAAAATTGATTTTTTGCTAGTAGTTCTACTAAATGAAATAACATATTATTATGCAACTGTTACAGTAAGAGTTCCACCCTTTGAATAAACTAATGAACTTTTACCATCATAGTTATAAACCAATGACCACTTGTTAGAATCTAAAGTATAAGAACTCGCAATACCATTCCAAGTAGCATTACCATCAATTGAAGAACGCAATGTACTATTCCAAATATCCATACTAAATCCAGTAAACAGATATTGATTATAATCGGGGGCATTTGCGGATGCGGGAGCAACAGATCTCCAGGTTACATAATCAAAATGACTTCCAAAACTAGTTATACCATAAATTTGACCCAAATTTGGAGTTATCAGATTTAACTTAGGAGTTCCATCATATGTAGATGAATTGACTGCTGTAGTTCCGGTTATATTAGTAATTGTTGCTGTCCAATCAGACCCAGCAGTTGTCCCCGTAACAGTAAATGTAGCAGTTGCCATAATTTTCTTTAATCTTATATATTATTTATTAATATGCATGATTAAGAGCCCAGAATATTAAAATCCCAATCAAACCAAAAATAGTCATTGCGGTATAAATTGTTTTACTCATCGTCTTCGTCCTCGTAGGTAGATGGTTCTTCAAAGAGTTCTTCCATTTTTTGTTGCATAACTCTTTGCTGAAGTTCTTCTATATCTTCATCAGTAAATCTTATCACAAGTAATGAGTCTCCTGCTTTAACGTCATTTAACTCTGGATGTTTTACTTTTGGACTTTTTGAATAACCATAATGAGCATTCATAATCATCCAACCCTGAACAAACATTGATAATGCAATTATCAAAAGAATAAACCAGGGAACTAAAAAAATTAGTTCAAAGTAATTTTGAGCCATGGTAGTAAAGGTGGAATAACACCAACTAGTCGGAGGAGTCCCTCAGCAAATAAAGCAAGAACCACCCAACCGACGCACATGCTAATGATAGAAGCATTACGGTTATGTCGTCGTATTGCTGCATCAATCATCTCCTGAACTTCTGAGCGTGTAATAAACTCTTCTTGTTCTTGCATCATTTTTCATCACCCAAAAACTTTGCCAGAGGATCTTTTCTGGTTTTAACTATTTCAACTGCTCTTTTATAGAACATATTTGCAGTATTGCCAGATTCCTCAAATGTTTCCTTGATCTTTACCCAATTATTATAGGTATGTTGATCCATAAGGTTTTAAGTTGAATACTACTAATTATGATAGCAACGACTTTAACCTTGTCAACTATGTGTTGGTATCAAAACATTAACGAATTTCAAAATCCAAACGTCTTACTTTTCTTTGCCTTCTTGCCTCTTGCCACATAATATCCTCATTTGTCAAAACATTATTTTTTGATTTTGAGTGATAAGAATTTAACATCACAACTTGTGAAAGATCTATTGCAGAGACCTTATCTCCACGAATCGTTGTCATATTTGGACAACCGCATGAAATTGTTTTGCTAGAATGACCTTCTAGTTCCCTACCGCAATTACGGCATCTAATTTTTAAATTTTCCATTTCAAATCAATAAGTTGGTATTTCTTGTGGAATTTCTTCCGGTACAATAATTGGAGTTTGCTCTGAATCTTCGACTGATAATTTTGATGTTTTTTCTACAACTGATCTCAACATCCATACAAATTTTCCATGAGATTCCATTAAATCCTGAAGAAGATTTTCTGTTGCATATGATCTTTGATTTCCCGCTTCTTCTGATGCTTCTGTTAGAAGTTCAAGAATAATCATATTATCAGTCATAAGTCTTTTAACCATATCATCAGACTTAGTAATTGGTTTGCCAGGAATAACCTGTCTCTGCCCCATCTCATCAGTTTGAATAACGTCAGAACCCTGTCCTATGGTAGAAACCTCAACAACTCTAGAAAGGGTTCCTACGGGGCGTATATTGAGGTATCTCATATGTTCCGAAAGACGATCAATTTCCTCAAACATTGTTTCGTATTGCCCACCAAATAAAGTATGAAGTTGTTGAAAATCAGATCCAGTAACGTTCCAATGAAAAACCCAGGTTTTATGAAATAATACAAAAAGATTTGCCTGAATATCACTAAGTAATTTAAAAAGTTTTTCCATTATACCTATTTTTTAGGTATTTATAAATGGGTGATACTGGATTTGAACCAGTGACTCCTACCGTGTCAAGGTAGTACTCTACCTCTGAGTTAATCTCCCTTATGATTATTCATTAAATATTCCACTGTATTTACTACATCATTCATGGCATCCCGAAGATTTTCTTGTTGCCCAGATTCTTGTATACAAATTGGTCTGTCATCTTTTACAAGAGTCCAACGCCACTTGTTCATTTCTTTACAGTGCCAGAGATTTATTTTCATAAGTTATTACAACTTTGACATCATACTAAAAAAGGGAGTTGTTGTCAACTCCCTCACATATTATATATTACTGACCGATTTGATTCACTCTAATTCTAGATTTATTAAGAATAGAACCAGCAAGAGGAACATATCCAAGGTCATCGGCAATCATTTGTGCCTTTGAACTCAGGGCATAATTCAGAGCAGAACGAATATCATTTGCCTTTGCACCATTACCAGTCTTATATGCAAGAATCCAAGTTAGAGTGGAAATTGGATAAGCATTTGTACCAGAAGGATTGGGATTTTCGCCGGCAAGATTTACGTCAAGTGTGATACCATTTAAAGCAACGGCACCAGTTACAGCAGAAGGACCAACAAATTTACCTGCCTTATTTTGAAGGACTGCTACCTGAAGTTTATTTGCACGAACAAATCCAGTATTTACATAACCAATTGCACCAGGAGTGTTTTTGATTGTACCAGATACACCTTCATTACCTTTGGAACCAACACCAGTTGGCCAATTAAGGGATTTACCAACACCATAAGTCCAACCACCAAAAGCATTCAGGGAGTTGGTAAATGCAAAGGTAGTACC